AATAGCTTTAAAAAAGTTTTAAAATTAAATAAACGATTATTATAAATTCAATTTAAAATGAGTGATACAGCATTTTTTACAATGAGTGGTAGTACTTATGGTATGTATATACAAACGCTTTATGCAATTGTTATAGCCATGTCCGGTTATTTTTATTTGATGAGTGATTCTTATTTAACGGAAATTTTTTTTACAATTATAGCATTTATCATACATCCATTTTTTGGAAGTTGTATGGTAATAGGATGTTATATTAAAATACAGTTTAAACGCTGTTTTTATCGCAATGATCAGCCCATGTTCACACCCTCTCATATAGTTGTTGTTGGTTTAGGTATAATAGCCTCTATCACTTGGTATATGCAATTTAAAGCTGGAGATAATCGAATTAACTGGCAAGAATTAAGTAAATTATCACCTCTTGAACGATTGAAATTGCAACAACGAGAACGTCCTGTTAAACGTTTTCAAACTATTTATGGTCAAGAAAATTACAAGTCTAATCCTAGTGAAGATGCTTATCAAAGAAGGAAAAACGCTGCTACTCCTAAAAATGAGTATGCTGAGTCTCCTTCTTGGGTTAGATTGTTAGTTGGTTTTATGTCTATGAGTTTGATTCCTATATATCTTATTTTTCCTTCATCTGCTGAAGGTTTGTCTAAGAAAATTAAGGACATGGCTGAACATATAGTTAATGTTCCTATGTTTTTTAGATCATTACGAGGAATGATAAATTTTGTAGATCCAAGTGGAAATCATGAAAAATTAAATGAAATCGAAAAGAACGTTCAAAATTTGGTTGGTGCTTTCCCTGTAGGTACTGGTCGTGTTTCAGAACTCCACCCCAACAAAGTAAATACAACTCATGTTGAATCTGATGTTCCAAATAAGGCAACACATGTTGTTATTGAAGGAGTTACTTATGAACGAAAACAAAGCCCCGAGCAAGTTATTGGACAAAACGGTAAGTTGTATGGTTTAATAACATCGAAAAAGACTCATGGTTTTGTACCAGCAGAGGATGGTATTATTCAAGGAACTTTTGCTAAAGAAGATAAAACTATACATATAGCTAATATTAAAACTGAAGCAAGAAATCAACTTACTGATAATACTGATGATCAAGAGCATTATGTTGATGAAATGACCACTGGAAATGTTGCAATAGAAGGTGCACAAGGAACTAAAAGAACTGTAGTTGGTGCTCATGATATGGCACCTCTTATACACACATCTGCTATAAGAGCAACTCAAGGTAAACATTTTAAAGTAGACCCTTTAAACAATTTTACAATTAAGTGTAACGGACATACTTTTATTGATATGAGTGGCAAACAAGACGGTCATGAATCATGTTTTGCTGGCTATGAAGAAAATGTTTTATCTGGAGAGATGATTAAACAACATATTATGAAATGGCACACTGGATATGAATTATTTAATATATATTCTTGTGAAGAGTGTTTTTATAATTTTTCATGCAAATATAATGGTAAGGCTGTTCATATTACAGAATATATCTATATGTTATTTGAAGAAAATATTAATTTTACTCAATATTTTCCACAATGTTTTGATTTATCTGGTTACCCATTTTCTATAATGGATAATATTCATAATGATTGTACTAAACAAGATGAAGATACAGATTTTAACAAGCGAATGCAACCCAACAAGGATAAGTTTGCTATAAGTTATATGCACTATCGTAAAGATCTTACAGATAGCAAATTAGCTTATCCAACATCGGCAATAGCACTTAAACCTTTTCCACTATCTTTTTGTACTTATGAGTATAATAGATTATCTTATAATGAAGATTTTGCCGCTCATGCAGTTGAAGTTTTTATGAAGAATAAGAAAATTCAATTTGTCCATTATGGTTTAATGAAAGGTAATCAATTTTTGCACAATGGAAAAATGCCGGTTTATACAAAGAAGGAAACTGAAATTCCAGAAGTTAAAACTTTTGATATGCCTGCAATTATGAATGTTCAACCTAGTACATCTACAGCTGATCAATCTTATATAGTATATGATAATAATACCCCGGTTGAAGAAAGTATAGTTGTTATTGATTCAGTTGAGAAAAAATTTCAATGTAAAGGAAATCCATTTTGTAATTGTACTTATGGGTCGGATCGTGTTGAAGGGAATCACCAAATTAAAGCCTTTAATCGATCAGATTCAGAAAGTAGCAATGAATCATGGAATCATGGTCCAAAATTAGAAGAAATTACAATTGACGAACATGAACAAAATATTGCAAATATAGATTTTGCAATAGCTCAAGCATTTAATAAAATGAAATGTACAATTGGTACAGACATTAAATTAGTTTCTAATGTAGTAACCAATGGTGAACATATTAAAGGAGATTTACGTCAAACTGAAGTTTTTGCTGACTATCAAAATCCAAATTGGAGAGATGATAGAGGTCCTCGACCTGGTTTAGATTTACATCCTAGTAAATTTCCACATAAAGATGTTCAATATTTATTTCGACAAGTTGAAAAACATGTTAAAAATTTGAATAAAGTTTTATTTCAAATGTATTGTGACAAATTTAATAGTGTTAAAACATTTCAAGGTAGCGGATATTCAATGCAACATCTTAAAAAACCTGCTGTAGTTCTTAATATGCGATATTCTAGAATTTCCAAGGTTAGCACTGAAAATGTTTCTGCACCAATTCCAATAATTTCTGAAGAGCCAGAATCAGTTAATCTTATTGAAAATGTTAAATCTTACAACTCTGATCTTATGCATATGTTTAATGGTAATGAGTATCGTGATAAATATGATGAAATCTATAATAGATTAAAATTAACTAATTTAACTATAACAAGAACAGAATTTGAAATAAATGATCCTTTTATTGAAAATGCTAGAGATAAAAGAACCGCTTATTCATGGTGGGTTGGTCATCGTAAAGTCACTATGATGGATGGAACAAATGTTTATCAAACGATCACTGGACATTGTTTTCATGATTTAATTCAGAATGATATTAGTTATGATATTGCTGCCCCATGGTATTCAACAATGATTTATAGAATGTGGCGAACTGGTATATCTACTAGAGGCGTTTATCGAACCATCGTACGTCGTGATAAACCACAAATTATGTCAGTTTTGGATGAAAAGTCTAAATATTATTGGAAAGATAATATCATGAAATATATCGGAATAACAGTAGCTTTCGTTTTAATAATGGTGTTTTTGTTTTTAGTCTATAAAAAGATTAATGAACGTAGAGCATTAAAGCAACTTAGAGAAGCTAAAGGTAAAACCGCAAGAGTTCACACTCGTCAACAGTATAATAAATTTACTAAAGGAGGAGTCGCTCGTAAACATAATAGATCTGTTTACAATGCTTTTGAAGATTATAAAGAGGCTTTGGAAGATGATAGTCGTTTGATTTTTGACAATGGAGTTTATTATTTAGATAATCAAGAAATTGCTTATCGAGAATTAATGGAACGATTTATGGGAACTAGTGAATATGATTATGCTGAAAGAAATGCTCGTACTCATGAAGAAGAATATTCTGATGAAGAATTTGATGATGATGATAATGATAATCGTCAATATTTGAAATATTTAGATGCAGAAGAGGATCGCAAATATGATAATCAATATTATGAGCCAGGAGCTTATGGTAAAGATCAAGGTTGGTCAATGGCTGCACCTCATATGCGTGGTAATAATTCAGGAATGAGTTCAAATTATGGTCATTTTGGTCGTGATACTGAATCATATCAAAAACCTGATGTTGGTTTTCCTATGTTATCAAATAGTGTAAATGTTTATAAAATGTTTATGCAAGCAAGAATATCTGTTGATGCTGGAGTTAATCGTCAAGTTCAAAAATTGTGTAAGGACAACGCTGATGAACAATCTTTTCTTAACATTGTCCCCCAATATGTTCCAGTTCTTAAACATTTAGATTCAGCAAAAAGTGTTTTATTATCTTCTATCGAACCCCGTAAAGCAAAAGAAGCTGCACCATGGATTAAGACACCAAAAAATATTACCAATATTCCAGTTGTTAAATCAATAGGAAGAAAGGTTGCTTTTAAACAACCGGTAACTGTATCACCAATTAAGAATAACAATAAATTGGAAGCAAAATACACTATGGATAAAGAATCATTGTATTTTTTGATATCTCGTCAATTAACTAAATTCTTTTCAGTTTATAATAAAGTTAACAATAAAAGGTATGCTGGTATAAGTTTAGTTAATGCTAATGATCAAGTAGCATTTTACTGTCATTTATATAATGATTTCGAAGGTTTTATTCATGCAACACTTAGAGATAGTGATGAAGAACAAATGATGATTTTACGTGCCGCTTTTATTCATGGAGTTAGAGGTGATCAATCTATATTATTTTGTGAAGCCCATGAAGTATCTGATATAATTCAAGATATATATTTTGGAAAAATTGGTTATGATTTTAATGTTACTTCAGCATCTGGATTATGGACTTTTAAATATAGTAAAAAGGAATGTAATGATGAAGTGTTCAATGAATGTTCTATGAGTAATAGTATACAACCTGATGAATCCTTGAAAAATAAATTAGGTATTATGTATAAAGATGGAACTTATTATTCTGCTGCAACTCGTTGTAATGGTGGAGTAATTGCTAACAAACATGCTTTTTATGATTCTTCGAACAATTTTATGGAAGCTATTTATACTGTTCAATTTGGAACAGCTGTATATAGAATTGAACAGCATCAAATTAAAATAGTTGGAGGAGATTTAGCTTATGTTTCCATTGGTGGTTTACCCAAAGTTGCTAATGCTAAAATAGCTGAAGTTGAAGGAACTGAAAATGTGTTATTGTATACTGTTAATCAACGAGGAGATAAAATCGAATTAATTGCTACTGCTGGACAAGTTTTTGCCGGAGAAGGTGAAGAATTACAAACTAATGTTTCGACAAAAGAAGGTAATTGTGGTGGATTTTATATGACTAGTAAAGGTATGGTTGGTATTCATAGTGCTGGTTCAAACACTATTAATTATATGATTAATTTAAATCATTTTAAGAATGATTTAACAGCTATAATGCCCAATAAAAATTTTTATTAAAGACCTGTATACCATTCCCTAGACAGGTCATTCGTAGGGCAACTCCTAAAACAAAAATCTCATATGAATCTCAATTTTTTCAATTAAATTTAGAAACACCAACAAAATACACAGTACCAGAGTTTGTCTCATTAGATGGGAATAAAAATTGGCAAACTCGTTTTCTTGAATATTTTCATAATAGCCATCAACATCCATTTATCACACCAACTCAGGTTGAATTAGATTATGTTTTTCAATATATGGTTTCAAAACTACAAAATTATATCAAACCTACTCATATATATAGTATTGATGAAATAATTAGTGGAATTGAAGGAGAAAAATTTAGTTTAGTTGATAATACATCACCAGGCTATCCTTTTAAAGCTCAATATTCAAAAAAGAAAGACTTTATAGAAGACCCAAAGTCTAAAGAAGTTTTAGAGGCACAATGGAATGATTGGTTATCAGATCATCCTTATGTATTTCCAAATACAATGTGTAGTAAAGATGAAATTCTTAAAGTCGAAAAATGTAAAGAGCCTAAGCCTTTTTATGTTGTTGACGTCGCAACTACAATCAACGGTAAACGTTTAGTTGATGACTTCAATGATCAATTAGGTTTGGTCCCTGGTTATTTTAGAGGCAAAACAATGTATTGTGGAGGTCTTGATGAAACAATGTCAAGACATATTAAATTTAAATATCATTTACCATTAGATCATAAAAAGTATGATGCTCATCGTCAAGCTTGGGTAAGTGAAATTATGATACGTTTACGTTATCATTTTATGGATGAAGAATCTAAAAATATTTCAACATTAACTAGATTATCATCTTTTTATTCTTGTTTAGATCAATCTGAAACTATAGATTTAGAAGGTACTTATCATAAAAGATATGGACAAATGTTAACTGGTAGTCCTGTTACATTAGATGATAATACACTGTCTAATGATATGATATTCATTATATCTTGCTTAAGAATTTTTGGACGTGTTCCCGAACATGAAAAAGAATTAATGGGTGATGATACATGGGCTTCTATTAATCAATATGTAGCACCTCAAAAATGGATAGATGCTTTTTCTTCTATAGGTTATGAAGTTACTGGAGCTGATAAAACTGTCAACGGTATATATCAAGAGCTCTTAGAATGTGAATTTTTAAAAACTACACCTGTTTTTATTGAAGGTCATTGGTTACCAAAATATAATATAGATCGTTTAATTGCTATTTTATATTTCAAAAAAACAGACGAAGGAACAATTGAACAAAAAATAAATGCTGTATTACAAATGTCTTATGGTGGACCATTGTATAAGAAGATTAGAAATGCTATACCTTATACAAACTTTTTAAAAAATGAAATTTTTGATGATTTTCGTATTAGAAAATTAGTTTTTGGATTTGAAACTGCGGACCGCGATAACAAAATTACCGCAGAAAAAAATATTATAGTTTATCAAACTATGGCAACTAATCAAATTCAAACAGAAGTTTTACCCGAAGAAACATTCAATCATTTAGCTTCAAATCATCAAGAAAAGACAATCAATGCTGGACCAGATGAAAATTTTATTGCAAAGATGATTCACCCACCTAGATCTCAAGTATTTAATGGTTTACCAACAAATGATACTAGATCTCAAGTAACAGTTGAATATGTTCAACAAGAACTTACTAATCAACCAGGTTTTTTAGCTGGAGTTGGAGTTTTTACTCGAGTGCCTAATGCAACCAGATTAGCATATTTAACTTTAAATGGTTTACGAGTAAATCATGTCGCTTTTGTAGCTGATGAGAGAGAAGCAGTTGGTACCGGTTTATTTCAACAAGATGTTGCCAACACATCGGTTAACACTTTATACAATTTTAAAGGTAGATTTGGAGAAGATGTGCAATTATATCGTAGAACTTATGGTTCTCACACATCAAGTTTAAATGCAACTGCATTTAATGATACTGGTATGGTTAGTGTAAACCAGTTTAATCCAAATTTTTTATTTAGAGGCATCACATCAAATTTTGCAATGACACAATTACCTGATTTTATTGCTTTTTGTAAAAGTATGTTAAAAGCAGGACGATTATCTGAAATTAAAGAAGAAGATGAAGATATTAGTGATTTTGAAGATTTACAAATTAAAGAAGATTATAAACGTAAATCAAGTGCAAGACCTATTAAAGTTAAGAAAAATCTTGACTATAAAAAACAACTTGAAAATTGGAACGCCTTTCCAAAATTTGTTAGAGACGAAATTCGAGATAAATTAGGAGTTGAAAATTTAAATATTAATCCTGATAATAAATTACAAATTCTTAGTTTTGGTAATATTGGAGGTGCCCTTGATTTTGTACCTGATTCGTCGCAAATCTTAACGCAATCAACAAGATCTTTTGGAAATCCTGCTAAAGAAGGAACATTTACTGTACATCGTTTAAATACTATTGCACCAACTTGGCAAGCAGGATCTAATTTAGATTCTTCAATTAATGGAGGATTATATGAATGTTATATTGCTTGTAGAGCAACAAATGGACAAGTTTCAGTTGTAGCACTTTCTGAACCAACTCAACAAACAGTAACACCTTTTCAAGTGCTATTGGATACATGTTGGACACAAGACATGACAATTTCATGGACTTTGTATGAAGGTTTGTCTTATAATAATCAGGCATTACCTAGATCCAATCAGTCGATTTTAATTCATAAATATTATACAGGAGCCGAAATTCAACCAGCTCTTTCATCAGCATTTGCAGGAATGGCTAAATTAGCACCAAAACCAAATGTTATGTTAATGCAAAAATTAATGGATGCCTTTTACGATCAAAAGGATTCAATGCCAGCAAGATTTAATTTTTTAGGAACATTATTGAGTACTGCAAGCAATTTATTTATGAAACATGCACCAACCATCGCTTCAAAATTCTTAGGTGAATTTGTTAATGGTGCCAAACACAAAAGTGGAAAAACCCAATCTGAATCTAAAGAATTAATGGGTATTGCCAGTATGCTTATGAAAAATCAAGGTAGTAAAGGCAAAAAAGAACAAAAAATGATGGACGAGATCGAGGGCGGAGCTTTTCAACATTATAAAAAAGCAGCCAAAAAGACAATTAAAAAAGAAGAAAAGAAAATTGTCAAAAAAGAAAAGAAAATGTCAGCAGGTAAAAGAGTTACCATGCCTAAAAGAAAGTAAAATAATAAGAACTTAAACCCAAATCCTCTGCATTCCAGGGGTACACATATTAACAACTTAAACATTTTCAAATTTTTCTAAAGAGTTATGCTCTATAAACTTAGTTTATGATAACTATAAAATCAAAACCGAATAAAAAATCCTTTGTTCGTGACAATCAGGTAAACACATGTGAATACTTCTAGCTATATAGGAACTAGCTTTATACAACTTCAGTAAGATATATCCACATACCCATACCGAATATAAAAACCTATATTCGAGGCCAACAGGTCTTATTTTTATTATAATTTAAATTGGATCTGGCTAAACCGAGACTAGCCTTACTAAACACTAAGGGATCCGAG